GGAGAAGAGCCTCTTGTTGAGCTTGCAATTGTGCTTCTATACTATTAGGGTTTTTAGACGGTGTATATTCAGCTTGTTCCTTTTTTAATCCCTCTCGGATTTTGTCGGTTTCCACTTTCAATAACAATCTTCCAACCTTGTCTTCTGATTCGTCTTCCGAACCTATATTATATTCTTTAATTAATTTTCTTTGAAGTAAAAGATTTTTTTCATCTGCACCTAAATTAGGATATTGACTTTCAATTTGCATTCTCATTATTTCTTCATCCGAAATAGAATCATAGTCAATATTAGTCTTAATTAAAAACTCATCTAATGAATCATTTTTATAAGCTTCTACTAATTTTTTAAAATAGCCATCTTCTTTTACTCCTAATAAATCAAATGGGTCAACATCTTGTTTTGCAACTTGTTGAGGCTCACTTGATTCATCTTTATATATTACGCTCTCTTTTTCTTGAGTACCAGAAACTTGTGTTTCTTGAGCTTGTACTGCTTTTTGTTCTTGCTGTTGAACTTGTTCTTGTTTATCTTCAGGTTTTTGATTTGACTCATATCCTGTTGAAAAACCTTTAAGAACCAATTTACCTTCATTGCCTGATGGTACTTGAGCTGGTTCAATTTGTTGTTCTTGTACTGCAGGAGCAGATTGCTGTTCTGTTTGTGTGGAAGCTACTTGTTGCTCAGCAACTTGTATAGTTTCTTGTACTTGATTTTCCATGTTGTTTTTGTTTGTGTTTAAGTTTATAATACGACCATTACATTGTAGATTGTTGTAACATATCTAACCCTGATGGTTGTTCTTCTTGTTGAGGTTGTGGTTTAGGTTGTTGATTTACCCCTGGTTGTTGTTTACCAGGAGTAAAATCAAATGTATCTAAATTTATTGGAAGATTCATTCCACCTTGAGTTTGAGGTTCAACTGTTGATGTTAAGTCAGCTGCAATATTGATTGATGCTATTTTATCTTCTAAATTATTTTGTAGTAATTTAGTTTTGTTGTCTCTCATGTTTGCAACATCTCTTTCTTTAGCTTGAACATAAGAAGCTTCAACTCTACCACTTGCAGCAATTCTTTCTCTTTCTAAATCTAACTCACCTCTTAATTGGATTAATCTAGCTTCCATTTCTGCTTTAGCTTGAACTAATTTAATATCCAATTCTGTTTGCAATTGAGCAGTTTGTTGCTTTGTTTGTTCAGCAACCATAGCAGATTGTTGTTGAATTTGCCCATTCATCTCTTGCTGTTGCTGAGCCTCTTGTTGTTTCTTCTCGATGTTCTTTTTAACTTTATAAGCTAAGAACATTTCACCTTGTTTGATGTTTTGTATGTTATTTAAACGTATTACATCATCAATAGTAATTTGTCCAGATTGTAAAGCAACTTTCATTAGCTCATCTAACTTAGCTTTTTCTTCAGCTGTAGGTTTATTAACAATTGTAATACCATATGTGTATTTAGATATCTCTGGAGAAATCTTTAAAAACTCAACTGTCCCTTTACCTAAAGATAATTGGAAGTCTTCTCCTTGACCACTCTTAATAATATCCTGAACTCTAATAACAACAGACTCAGCTAAACTTTCTGAAATCTGTCTGTCAGAATTAAATATATCTCCTAGCGCATTGTTAGTGCCAGAAGCAGCTAAATTAGCTACAGTAGTCAATAACTTAGGGTTAGGGGTAGAGCCATCTGTTAATTCATTTAACCCTAAAGTTTGACGAATCATATCAAGGTTGTTATTAATTAATGTCCAATATTCTTGGATTGATGAACCAACACCACCTTGCAATTCTTCAACAGCTCTCATTCTATTTTGCTGTCCGTTCATATTAGTAGAACGAGTAACTAAAACTCCACGTTGAAAATACAAATCTAATATATCACTTGGAGTCATTTTAGCTCCACCCCCTGAAAGACTGATTTCTTCTAATGCAGAAAAATCAATCATAAATCCTTTAGGAATTGCTGTGTTTAATTCGTGTTGTAATCTTGCGTAAGCTAATTGTATAGCATCTGCGTATGGAATAATAGCTTCCATACGACTAAATGTTTTCATATCATAAAAATCACAAGCAGTTAAATGGTAGCTTGATTTAATTCTAGCAACATTTAAAGGGTCTCTTTTCATGTCATACATACGTCCATAATCAAAACATATGTCTGTACCTATAAACCATTTTATTCTATATCCACCTTGAATTTGTTTTCTTTTGTATTTTTCTTTTTTATTGTTGTAATCATCAAAAGAAGCTTTACCAAAAATAACATTACCTCTTTTATCAATTCTTTCTTCTCTAACTAATTCATCTGTAGAATAAATTTCTAAATCTAATACTTGAACTTTTCCTTTATTCCAAAAATCAGAATAGCTACCATAATATGCATTACCTAATGGAGTTGCTTGTCTCCATTGGTTTGAGTTAGCATACATATACAAAAACTTAATGTCTTCTTCTGTCAACTCACCATTACTCATTGGAATTAATTGAGCCACAGGAGTTTCTGTAATTTCACCTATATATCTTAAATCTCTAAAATCTGGATATGTACAATAATTTAAAAGCAATCTTCTTGGGTCAACTCTTCTAACTCCTACTAAATTACCATCTCTGTAATCTTTATAGCAACCAACACCATAATCAAAGAAATCTTCTAATACTTGTCTTCTTAACTCTTGGTAATTATTTTGACTGAAAGTTAAATCTACTGCTTGTTCTGCCTCCATAGATGTTCTATGGCGCATACCTAACTCCATAACCTCTAACCCATCTAAGTCATCTGGCTCTCCTGGTTGTTGAGCAATCAAAGGAACTTTAGCTAAATCTTCCATGCCTAAAGATTTCATACCTTCACGCATTTCAATTTTAACTTTAATTTCTTTTAATTTTTCAGATATCTCTTGAGATGCAAAAGAATCAATAGGGTCAATCTGTATATCGTAATTTTGTTTTTCCAATATACTCAAAGCTATTCTTCTAAACTTTGGTATAATAGGTAAAACCGACCAATCCACAACTAACGTATTATTTGTAGGGTCTTGGTCAGGAGTTAATATTTTTTTATATCTATCGGTAGATTGTCTGCCTAATGCATATGTTTTAACCCACTCATACTTATCCCTGCTTCTCCAACCTATACTACCAAATGGTGTATCGCCATATGCAGAAAATGCTGCTCTAGCATATTGAAGCAACCAAGGCTTTTCTCTTTTTAACTTAGGGTCAACATTTTCGTCTGGGAAACTAACTCCCAAGGAGCTCATAATTTGTGGTGATTCCATATATCTTATGCCATCTCGGCTTTTAATTTAATACAATAATACGCTCAATCTACATTCTGTACCTGCCAAACAAAGTGCTGGTATTCTTACGTTTATAAAAAGGCAAGTAATCTTCAACCCTTACATCTTCTTTTGTTTTTTCTGATGAGAACTGAGAATTTACCACCATTGTCAATGCGTAACCAAATGCCATGGCAGCGTCAAATTTAGTTGTATTGCCTGGATCAAATTGTAACCAGTCCTCTATAAGTTCCTCAAAATAAACAGTATTTATGTTGTCATTTATAAATTGGTCAGTTATTTCAGCAATATAAGTATTGTTTCTATTTGATGCAGCTATTCCTGGTTCTTTGTTACCATATATTGTATATGCATAGTTTGCATATCCTCTTCTGTCAAAGTAATGAAGTATACCTGGTTTTTGGTTCTCTATTAAAGCATGGATGCCATAATATATTAAAGCCATTAGGCAATCTTCATAAAACACTTCTGGACTTTCTGGTCTGTTAATGTAAAGAAGACAAGGACCATTATCAAACTCAGTAGGAGCTAATGGATTGTATTTTTTAATAATACATAAACTACCATTTGACATTCTTGACCTATGAGAGTCAGATACTTCTTTATGGTCATAAGGGTCAATACCAGCCGTAAAAGAATGGTTACAAGCAGGCATTACACCATAAGATGTATTCTTTTTTAAATTAGAGTCATCTTGCTTAGGTAAGTAGCTAACCATAAACTTACCATTAGGGTTTTCATTAAATACAACTTTAGTATCTCTTACGCCATTCTCCCAACCAAAGTTCCCACGTATTATTTTACTTTTACTCCATTTCAATAAATCCAATCTGTCATTTAACTTAATTGGGTTATATACACATATTGAACTATCTACTTGGAATGCTTCCTTTTCATCTAATGGCTCTTTTCTTTTGGCAGATGATAACGCTCTTGGGTCATCTCTTAATGCAACCCTTTCGTTTAATATATCTTCACGAGCTAATTCTTGGTTAGGTTTTCCGTATTCATCAATATATCTTGTTTTGTCTGCAGGCGTAAAAAACCTATACATACCTGTCTTGGTACGTTTGCCAATTTTGTTTAATTGGTCAGACCCTTTCCACATTTCAAAAAACTCTGCACCACCACTTTCCATTTCTTCTACAGTAGTTGTATGGAGTGCTTTACCAATAATTTTACCTTCCTCGTCCATAAGACAGAATCTAACAACATCCCATCTTTTATTTACATCTACACTAATTGTTTTACCAACCTCATCACCAATATATATACCAAGCTTTTGACCATCATAAGCACCTTCTACAGAAGCTTTAAAGTCAATACCACTCATTAACTCATCTCCATCAATTTCAATCTTACCACTATTAAATTTCAACCCTGTTGCTGGAACTTTACCTGTGTTAGGTAAATCACTTACAGGTTTAAAAAAAGAAGGTAGTTTTCTATATGGGTTTACTATAGCTTTTCTAAATACCGATTTGGCATCATCATCTGTTTTAGATTGAATACCTGCCCAAAAATTTTCAGAGCGAGATGTAGCTTCTAATGCAATACAACCAGCTCTATATGTTTTACCACTACGACGTTTTGTAACTTCAGTTAACCCAAAGGAAGTAGTATCTTCTACTGCATACTCCCAAGCATAAAAAAACTCTCTATCCACATCTCTATACTTAGGTAACCCTATATCCAAATGATAACAGTTTAAATAAAACCAATGGATACCTGTAATATAAGTTGGCTTACTAAAGTTCATAAACCAATGACCACTCAATCTTCTAATCCAACAGTATTCTTTAAACTCTTTTAAATCTGGGTGGATATATTGTGGGTCTTTCTTTCTTTTCTCAATCTCTTCTTGTTCCCACTTCTGGTATTCAAGAAACCTTTTATCTGTTTCAAAAAAACAATACTTCATTTGGGTAGACCTTTTTTCTACTCCAAAAAATTCTTCTTTTTTTGTAAACGGATTATATAAGTATCCTTTTTTAGGAATGTAACATTCTAATCCTTGAATGTTATGCATTTCACCACCAGTATTCTTTATCATCTCTTTTTGATTTGTTGAGCTACTGACTCTGGAGTAAATACGTTCCTTTCATCAAACTCATCTTTTAAACTATCATCATTTGCAAATAATCTTGAATACAAATTATCAATCTTTTCAATCATATCATGCATTTGAGTTAATAATTTATTTTTGATTTCTACAGCTTTCAATATATCTATTTCTTTACCTGTATCATCATCTTCAATCTTTTTATTAACCCTTTCTGTATATTCTATAAATGTAGACTCTAAACTACAAATTAAAGTCCATACCCTATTGTTAATTACCTTAGTTAAGAAGTTGATAGTCAATTCATAATTAGCATCAGATGACATTCCTACTTCATGTTTAGCCCAAGCTTTTCTTCTTGTAATGTCGCTATATTCTTTTACTGCAGGAGAATTGTAATCATATACCCAAGATAGATATCTTATTTGTTTATCTAAGTTAGATGTACCAGGCAATGTTTTTGGAACTATTGTTTGCAAATTTGGATAAACAGATATAATATCACCCACAACTAATGGGTTGATAATCATTGAGTTTACTTGTTCTTTTTTATATCTACTCGTCGCCATATGCAAATATTAATTCTTTGTCCATAATCATTCTGTCTATGCCTTCTGGGAACTTATAATAGCTTCTAAACATTTCATTAAAATATACCTTAGTACCTGAAGGTAAATCTAAGTTTCCAGATATAAACTTGCCGCAACCTTTAAGAACTTTTGTTTGTACACTATCAGGGATAATTAAAAATGATGATTTTAATTCTTCTCCTTTAATGTCATCTAATATAACCCATTTGCCAACTCCTTCCCATTCTGTTTCTTTTTTAACAGCAAGAACCATAAATTCTTCAGCTTCCCAAACAACTTCATTGTTGTATCTTTTAACTCTATTAAATATCCTTTCTCCATCAATAGTGTAATAGTCAGCTACCATTAAATAACTGACCATTACTTCATCTCCTTTCTTAATGTTATGGGTAAATCTGTCGCCTACAGAATGGACTATTGCAGTTGTAATAGCCCATTGTTCTGGCTCAAAAGAAGGGTCAATGTATAATTCTACCCCATTCTTTGTTTTTATAGTTGTTTGTAAAGCCTCAGGTATTGTAACAAATACATTTGAACCTACAGGTTTCATTGCAGATTGTGTTTCCATTGTGTTGTGTTTTGTGTTGATATGCAAATATACGGAAATATCCGTAATTATACTATTTCTTTTTCATACGTCCAGCCATAGCTTTTTTCATCATTCCAGCTTTACCGTATTTTTTCATTCCTATTTTAGCTGCAATTGCTGCACCTATTTCTTTTGCTTTAGCAGGTGATTTACCTTTTTTCATGTACTCTTTAGCAGCACCTTTAGCTAATGCTTTAAATCCAATTTTTGTTGATTTCTTCTTTTCCATTTTATATTTGTTTTATTTGTTAGCGTCCTTGACCACGATATTGTTTAGGGCGTGGGGTATGTTTATTATATGACTTTTGAGCCTTGCCTTTTTTACGAGAACCAAAAGTTACTTTGTTTGAATTAGCGATTTGTTTTGCCATTACTTTTTATTTTTTAAAACTTTAATTGTATTTTCATTTATTCTTTCAGGTATTTTTATTTTATAATTAGGAACATGAATTTCAAATCTTCCATTATTATTTACAACTTTTGATTTTGATTTTTCTCCTAATTTAGTCATATACTCATCCATTCTTTTTGCTCCTTCTATTGCATCTTTTTCTGATTTAAAAATAGCAGAAGGGTTATATTCACCTTTTTTATTTTCTAATATTAAATCATTTAAAAAATTAACATTTTTATTTTGAGAGTTTAAAGGTATATATCCTGCTTCTTCATATGGAAGTTTATTTTTTAATTTTAATATATTTGTATAAGAATCTGAACTAAAAGATTTTTTTTCATATATTGTTTTTCCAGCTAATTTATTTTTTAATTTAAGCATTGACTTACCAGCATTAAAAGCATTTTCATCTTCAAACGCAAGACTATATGTTCCATCTGGATTTAAATTTGCAGATACTTTGCCAGTAGGACTTTCAATTCCTACATTAAATATTTTACCTGTTGAAGAACCTCTTGTACTTACTTTAAAATTTCCTTCTTCAGCAAATTGTTTTAAAATATCTTTTTTACCTTTACTTGTAGTTCTTTCTAAGTTAAACTTACCAGCATTTGATATACCTTCTGTTTCTTTTGCAATGTTTTCTCCAGCAGATAATAATTTAGATTTTGTAAAATTAGACCCTAAAGCTTTCAATAATCCTGGAGCTGAATAAAGACCTTCTGCTGCCATAGCAATATCAGCCACTGGCATACCTACATTTTCAACCCAGTTATTAAATTTTTTATTGGGTATAGATGCTCGTAAATCTCTTTGTCTTGATTCTCTTTCTAAATCTGCTCTAACTTTTTCACCTACATTTTTATAAACAGGTGCAGGACCTGAATCGTTTAAATATGTTTTTTTCTTTGCCTTTTCTTTTATAAAATTTTCTAACTCTATTTCTTCTTTATCTTTTTGACGTTGAATCATATCATTATATTCTTCCGTCCCATACATTTGTTCTCTTTCTAACATTTTTTTGCTTGTATTGTCTTTTGTGTTAGAAGATTGCATAAAGTTAGATGCAGTTGGCAATGAAGCTGCAATTTGTTTTTTATTTTTTTCAACAACACTTTTAGATGATACACCTGAAGTATTATCAATATTTTTTTGTTTTTGCATAGACTTCAAAAACATATCTAATTGTTGTTGTGTTAACTTATTTGCCATTATACTACCATTTAACTTTGTTAGCCCAATAAGCTGCGCTCATTTTACCTTTAGAAATGTTTTTAGCATGACGAGCTTTAAATGAAGCTCTTCTTGCTTTTTCAGAAGCTGTCTTAGGAGCTTTACCAGCACCACTAACGCCTTGTTGACCAAAACGAATAAGTTTAACTTTATCACCTTCTTTAGCTAATACAGCATGACTTTTCTTTGGATGACTTGGAGTTCTTTTAGGTTTGTTATAACCTGAAAAATTCTCTTTACCTTTCTTTATCATTTAGATGAATTGTATTGTTAATAGTTAGTTTAATATCATTTGAATCATAATGACGAATTCTTCCATCGTTCTTATCTGCCACAACCCATATTGTATTTTGATGTATTCCATAGTCTATTATTAATATTGCTAAACCTTCTCCGTGGGGAGTATCAACCCATATTGTAGATTGAAACTCGTGGATTGTTGTCATTATCTAAATTTTTTAGTTTTCTCTTTAATTGATTTTGGTTGTGCTACAAATTGTTTCCCTTTTTTAGTCCCTGCTGCCTTAGCTTTGTTAGTTGCTGCCTTTTCTCCTTTACTTAAAGCAGACCAAGCTGCCTCTGGTAAATATCTTTTCTTTCCTTTTGACTTTACTTCTTTAGATGAACCTTTCTTTTTATTAGCAGCAGTTCCAGAAGTCATCCACTTCTGAGCTGTCCAATCTTTTAAAGACTTTTGTGATTTTGCAATAGCCATTACTTATACCCTCCTCCTTTTGCTTTATACTCTTTAGCAAGCATTTGTGCCTTACGAGCAGACCATTGACCAGGGTTACCACCTTTGCTTCCTGCTTTAATCTTATTGAATAAAGCCTTTCTCATAGAAGGTTTAGTATAGTTACCTGCTTGGTTTACTTTAGATTTAGGTTTACCTGTTGCCATAATTATAAACTAAAAAATTCACTATATAATTTAGAAATAGTTTCTTTTATTCCGCTATTAGTTTTGTTACAATCGTCAGCTATATTGCTTTTATATTGGTCAATTGTTTCTTGTGACAATACTGTTGACGCATCAACAAATGAAACACCGTTATAGCTAACAGATATTCTAACTGATTTTACATCAGGTATTTTTTCACCTTTCTTTTCTAATTCAGCTATTCTGGCAAGTATTGCTTTAGCTTTTTCAAATGCTTCTTGTGTCATAATTAATAATTGTCAAATATGTATTTTCTTTTAATATATCTTGCTCGTCTCATCAATGCACTATCCAAAGAATTACTCATATCTTCAAACGCCTTTCTTAACCCTTCGTTATATCCAAACAATTGGTTATTAGCAGTAATAGCTATACTCAACTGTTCTTTTAAGCTATCTACTTTATAAGATTGAGAAGCTTTGATAAATAAGAAGAGGCTATCAATTTGATTTTTTTGAGTATTAATTTTTTCATTGTAGTTATAAAATTTAGTATTGATGTCATCAGCCTGAGACTTCAATAATAATACGACCGTGTCTCCGTTAATTATCTTTGTCTTTGGATACGATTGGCTTAAGCTCAAATGGCTCACCAACAACATCATCATCAGTACCGTTAACTTTTTCATTTAATTTTTTATTTTCTTGTTTTAATTCAGTTACTACTTCTTTAAAGCTATCACAAGCTTTTTCTGCATGTTTCAATTCCCCTACACGCTTTTCAATAAATTGGCTATTCTTTTTTACCGTTACAGTAATCATAGAGTCTATATTAATAGAATGCCAACCCTTAACAGGGTGAGGTCTAATAGCCTTTTGTGCTGTTATAGAGGTTAACATTATTAGTATCAACCCAAGTATAACAAGTGTAATTACTGCTGCTGCTTTATTTGGTTGCATTGATAATAGCTTGTTGTGCAATGATGTTATAAATAATTGAGTCTTTCTTATCTACAGTTTTTTGAAGACTACGATTGTCCTCAATACAATTATCTAACCCTTTAGTAGAACCAGTCTTCATATCTTTATATACATAGATAATGCCAAATACACAAAGAAAAGCTACCGCTGCAATAGGGTACTTTCTAAACTGATTAAAACTAACAGGTAGCTTAACAGCACCTGAAGCAGTATCTACTACTTTCTTTGTAGCCGTCTTCTTAGTTACTGGTTTCTTCGTTGTCGCCATCAGTTCCGTTTTTCTTTCCAAAATATCCATCAATAGCTTTCTCAACTACTTTCAACCCTAACAAGGCAGCAATCAATAAAGTTACTGAATATACTAAAGCTTCAGAAGGAGCTACATGAGCCTCACTAAATGAGTTATGATATAGGGTTACACCTAAAAGAATACCTAAGAATAAAGCAATTAAACGCTTCATTGAAGGAGCATCTGGTTTATCTAAAAAAAATCCTGCTATAAAGTTAATTAGTTTTTTCATAACTATATAATACGCCTATGCTATTTGGCTTACAGTTAAAATTGCTGAAGCAGTAGAAGGAGGTGGACTACCTGCTGGATAGTATTTCATTGTTACTTTTGTAGCGTCTCCAGTAGACCAAACTAATTGATAATAATCTCCTGCTGTAACCTGTAGTAGGTAATTCCAACCAGCTACCGTATGACCTGGTATACTACCACCTCCACCACCACCGTGGGTTTTAGGTACTGATAAGAAACCTGCAGAACCTGGAACGTCACCTACTGTAGTTGTAGCATTTTTTCTTATCCAAATAGTTACATCTTGTTCAGCATTATCCAAGTTTTGGAATTGCAAACTGAATTGAAAATTATAAACACCTGAGTTAGCAAATGTTATTTTAGTTAAGTTAGTGCCATCAGATGTTACTGATACACCGTTTGCAAAATCTGTAGTTCTAAAAATTGTAGCATAACCTGTATTGCTTGTTGCAGCTGTTTGAGTTACAAAGTCTTGCCAACTACCATAGCTTGTTGTACCTGTTTGTGTTACCACCCAACTTGTTCCATTATAATAATCTAAACTATTACTTGTAGTGTTGTATATTAATAACCCTGTTGCTGGAGTTGCAATAGCGTTTCTTTGGGTTGTAGTTAACCTTGGTATTAAATATCCCTTTGTAGTAGAATCTACTTGGAATGCAGCACTTGCATCTATAGTTGGTGTGTTAATACCTATTGCTTGCGTAGACACATATAAAGGAGTTGCAACACCATAGCCATCTGTTACTTGTTTAGGAGTAGATGTAGCACCAAGGTTATCAAAGAACTTTAATAACGATTGGTAGGTTGCTGATATAAAATTACCTGTTAAAGTTGACATATATATTTATTTTAATAATTCCAATTTATTGTTGCATTCTCCCAATTAAATAATGCTTGCTCCCAAAGTAAAGCAGGCTGGTAATAACCATTAGCTTGCATAAATACAAATATACCAGAACAAGTAGAGGTAGACATTACTTTCTTTACTTGTATTGGTAAGAATATACCTGCTGGCACATTGCTATAAGTAACTACAGTATTAGTATTATCTGCAGCCATTATAACATCTAAGTTACCATTGTTCCCAACATATACACCACCTGCAGTATCTATAGTTGTATTATAC